TTAGGTCCCGAATTTAAACAAGCCCATTTGGCTACCCTGTAGCCACTTCGACGCGACTGAGCTAGCCCCGCCGATGATCGAACCAGCGGCTTGGACCTTGGCGGCCTTCTGGGCTTGCTGCCCGGCCAGGACACTCCCAAACGCTTCCGCGGTATACTTCCCGGCCTCGATGCTGTAGTCGTACGCTGCCTTGGCGGCATTGCGTCGGATTTGGTCCATGTCCATCTTGGTCACAGTGTCTTGGCTGATCTGCACATCCCGGGCGGATCCTGAGCGTACATCCAGCCCCGACGCGCTCTGGGCCGCAATGATCTCGCCCTTACGCTGTCGGGCACCGAGGCCGTATTTCATCGCCGACTGCTCGCCTTCCATGATCGCGTAGTCAGCGTTTTGCTTAGCGATCTTGGCGTTGAGCATGGCCACGCCGGCTTGGTACTGCGATATCTGTTGCGAGGCTGCACCCGAGGCAGATGCACCACTAGCACCGAACAGCGAGCCGAGGACGCTTGTCCCAATACCCGCTCCAGCTATGAGTGTATTTGGCTCTGCCACTTATTCTCTCCCGAATTCAAACTCGGTTTCGGATAGAAAATCCGCGCCAAGGCAGCGTAGCCAGCGAGCGGATTTAGGACTGAAGCAATGTCCGAAGATACGGGTATACTTAGCCAGGATCGTGTCCAAAACCCCGTTGGCATACCGCGCAAGCAGCAACGGATGCTTTTCGCCCTCGGGGGTTACCAGCATCCACGCATAGACCTCGGACGAAAGCAGCGTCCGCGGGGCGAGGCCGATGTAGACCAACGGAGCCCCGCCGAAAACCCCGACGAGGATCTCGCTGCAAAACCTCGCTGCGGCATAGATCGTTTCCTTATCCGCCCTATCCGCGATCATGATCATAAACTGCTCCAGCGAAACCTGGTATACCTCAGCGTTCATTACGATTCTCCATGGCAAACACTGGGAACACGCCAAGGACCGTAGCGGGATAGGGCTGATCTTGTCGAATGCAGAACTGACCAGGGACGGTATAGGTCGGATTAAGGATGGTAACCGCATCGCCATCGACAAGGTCGGACACAATCTGGGTCGGCTGGCCGGTTAGCTGGGAGCTTACGTTGCCCAGAACGAGATCCTTCATTGGGGTCAGGGTTGTGAAGCTGGCCCCGATCTTGAGCCCAAGGGTATCCACGACGCGGATGTCTACCTGAGTGATTTTCTTCACGTCGCCTTGGATGGACGGATCACCGACGTCGAGTGGAAGGGTTTGTAGATCGCAGGTAAACGCCTGGCCAATCACAACCACCGATGCGGCCGCGGGCAAGGTAAAGATCCCAGTCGTTGGCATGGTGAACGGGGTGATGGGCAGCCCATCAGCCAAGCCGGTGACCTCTAACCCGGCTAGGTGCTCTGCGCCGGTGAAAGTGGTGGCCGGAGCACCGGAGTAGGCAAGGCTAGCATCGACCCGAGCGGCGTTGGGGCTAAGGTAGCCCGTCGGAAATGTTCGTTCGGTGAAGCGCTCGATGTACTGAACCGTGTTTCCGTCTACCGTTCGCTGAACCACGGTATAAACCGCATCGACGAACTCGCCGGTGGAGGTTTCTTCGGTCGCAGAGCAGGTGGATTTGTACAGCCCCGAGGTAACATAGTGAGACCAGCCAATGAATTCCTGGTCTTTCATATACGTTAGGGCCAAGATTTGTCCGTCGCTGCGAATAGCATGAGCGAAATAAAACGGCTGCTCGGCCCAGCACCATTCGTCGATGGTGTAGTTGAAGAACAGATGGGAGGAAACCACGGAGATATCGGTCCCGGTGAAGATGTTGTAGTAGACGTTGTAGGAAAGCGACCGAACCGCCGAGCCCTTAGCGGTGACGAATAGGATATCGTAATTCACCACCAACGGCGGCACATCGTTCGCGCCGATGTAGGACTGCGGGTTTGCCACAGCGGAAATCGGGGTAATTGCGGACCCGGGTGAGCCCCCGTTGACCAGCCAAACGGCTTGGTCGGAGAACAACAACATCCCAGCGGCCGAGCCGACGATAGATTTGATCGTGTTAAGTGTGCCTGAGACCAGGGTCCCGGTGACTGAATCCCCAGCGGTAATCGGGTTAGATATGTCGAAGTTGTAGTAGAACCCGGGCTTGGACATATAGAACGTCGCCGGGGAGTCAGTTGGGCCGGCAAGGGTAAGCCGTTGCTGGACGAATCCGGGCACGTTCGGGCTAGTGGTTGTCCCGGACATGTTCACGGTAAAGGTAGCCGCGCCCGAGCTTGGCGCGGCCGTTGGGGCAGTGGTATATGAGCCGCCGGAGGTTACGTTAACCTGAGTAATACCCCAAGTTACATCCAACGTAAGCCCGGACCCGCGTGAGGCAGTTGTTGCAACGGGGTTCGCTGGGGTTGAGCCAGAGGTTATAACGCCCGGGTCGATGATGGATATACCTGTAACTGATCCGCCACCACCGATAGTGGTGACCTGTACAAGCAAGCCATTCGGCCCGTTGACTTGGGTACCAACGGTATAACCCGCTCCGGCGGCATTTATAACCACAGCGGTTGCACCAAGCTCAGCTGAGGCCATGGCCGAGGTAACCGGCGCGCCACCGGTGAATAAAACACTCGGGACCGAGGTATAAGCTCCTGAAGCGGTTACGGCGACGCTAACTACCGATATGCCCCCGAACGGGTTCCGGGAAATCGGCGGGGTAGCGGAAAAGTCCTGGGCGATATTGGAGTCGACGAAGTTGTTTCCCCGACAGGTTCCGATGAAGCCGTATTGGACATCGGCCGGGACGGCGGCACCGTAGGCGAGCGTGGCTTCGTAGACGTTGTAGGCTACTGCGCCTGGGATCGCGGTCCAAGTGAGTTTGTTCGACCCGGCGGTGGTACGGATGTCTTGTATCGCAGAGAGCACGCCCTCGGGCGAAGCGCTAGATTCCTGTCCCTGCGGATCAATCGCGGTGATTTTGTAGGAGTAGTAAACGCTCCCGGCGGCCAGGGTTGTGGACGGGGTGGGTGCCGCCGGGGCCGAGATCGACGCGCCAAAAACCGCTGGGACCAGGGTCCAGTTGTCCGCGGCGATAGAGGTTAGGATATACGTTTGATGGTTCGGATGGCAGAGCACCATCTGGCTAACGCTCTGGGCGAACTTAAGCTGGCGCAGATCGTCGGCAGAGGTATATGGTGAGGGGATGATATAGATCTTGGCCGCTGTGCCGGCGGACCCGTAGGCTCCGTAGGCGGTTGAGTTGATGTTAGCATTATCAAGAATATACCCAAGGGTAACCAGATCGCCAGTAACATCGATAACTACGAAAAACCGGCCGTTTAGCTGGGTCATTCCAACTACGCCGGTGATGTAGATCCAATCGCCCTCGACGAAGTCATGGCCGGGAACAGTGATCACGCAGGGATTGGCCTGCGTCGCGGCGGTTATGTTAAAGGCGGTTTCAAGAATCGGCGCTCCGCGATAGATGAAGCGCATATAGCCGTTGCCGATTTCGACAACGTAGCCAACGTTGAAGCTGGCTTGGAAGTTGATGATGCGGACAGGGTCGGCGGAATTGTAGGCTTGAATGACATACTCAGAACCCGCCCGGGTACTTGCCCCGCCTCGGTAGTCAACAAACCAGTTCTCAAGCAGCGCCGCCGCGGAGCGGTACTTGGCCATATCGACGCGGGCGTGGAGGTTCGGGCTCCATTCGCCCCCGTTGAATGCTGGTTGGACTGCAATTTCAGGCATGGCGGGGCCTTAGTATCCAGACCAAAGGTTACCCCAGTCGAAGCCAAGGTACGGTCCGGAGTACGGGCTCGGGGTGTTGATCCCACGGATTCGGATCCAATCCGGGGTGACATCGTTGATGGTTAGGCCTTCGTTCCCGTCCTGGCGGCGGGCTTCTTCGATGGACATGTTGGCGAGTTTGACGGCAAGTTCGGCTAGCTTCTTATCGCCGGTAAGGGCCAGACCCAGTGCGCCACCGAGGATCTTGGTAAACGCGTCTTGGAACAAATCGTCGAACAGATTCGGATCGGTCACGTTGTGGATCTGGACCAACGTGGCGAATTCTTGATTGGTAAGGATGACCCGTTGGGTAACGGACCCGGCTTGGGTTAGGTTGAACGTGGCCCCGGTGCCCGACCCGGTGGTTGAGCCCTGAGCAACGGGGTTGGTCTGGACCGCGAAGTAGCTGCCGCCCATAGACGTAGCGGCGTCGATGATTTGGGAAACAACCGAAACGGTAGCAACCGCGGAGCCAGCTAGGGTTAGCACCTCAAGCACAACCGGAGCGCCAATTGGCGGGCTGGTGGACAGACCCGCGGCCAGGGTGATTCGGTCGCCTACGGCGTATCCCGACCCGCCCGCAACAACCGCCGCTGCCGTAACTGGAATAAACGTATCGGTCTGGACCTTGAACTTAACCGGCGGGCCGTTCCAGAAGGTCGGTGCCCCGCCCGTGACGGCGGTTGTAATCGGGACGCCGGCGGCGAATCCGGTTTGTGTCGCGGGGATTATCCAACAAGCGAGCAGGCAGTCGACCGGGTATTGGTACTCGTATGCCCAAGGCGGGGATGGTTGCCCCGGGGCCCAAAGTTGGGTCGCCGGGGAAGTGTTCTCGGGAGTGCCTGGGACGGACGAGATATAGGCTAGGTTCGAGGTCTTGAGGGCGCAGTTCCACGGGGCCATACGAAGCAAACGCTTGCGGATGTTGTCATAGACAAGGTTCGCCTGGATCGCTTCGTTGGTCGAGTTTGCAGCAAGCTCGGCATCGGACACCGTTGTGCGGGTGCCAATGACCTGAAGAGCACGGTTGACGATGTCGGTCTTGCTGGTCATTTAGTGCCGTCCCTGCTGGCCGCCTGAGGGGCCGTGGTTGGTCGGCTTCGGGCTCTGATTGGGCCCGACCGGCGGATCATACGGGAGCGGCTTGGGTTCACATTGCTGACTCATTTGCGGGCTCCTTCGAACAGATCGGCCGGCCGAGCCATCGGGGCATTGGCGGCGGCAACCTTGGCCGCTTCCTTGGCCACAGCGGCTTCTTCTTCTGCCTTCTTGGTAGCAGCATCGAAGTCTATCTTAGCCAGCTTTTCCTTGGCGACTTCATTCATTTCCACCAAGCCCCGCGCCGCCATATCACGAAGCGATTCGGTTTTGGGAACATCCACGCTGCCGTGGATCACATCGAGCAGCAGTTTGATCAGGGTCCAGTCCATATCAGTGCCTCCCTTGGCTTCCGCACTTGTGCGTGGACGAGGTCGCCTTCGGGGCCTCAATACCCCGGCCGTCGTACATCGGGACCGGCCGGGTATGAACAGTCTGCCGCCCGATCTCGGCGGCGTATTCGGGATTGATCCCTTGGGATTTAGGCTCGACCTTCTGGCCGCCCATGACGGATTTGCCTGTGCCTTGTTTCATATCAGCATCCTTTCTTTGGCGCACATAGTGTGCGGGTATGGTCCCAGCGGTTGCCGGAACGACCGGCCATGTCGCGGCGGACTTGTTCAAACGTGCCGCCGTCGGTATGGAGTTCTTCGAGCAGGTGGCGAAGGCGGTCGTCGCAACGCTCGAGTTCGGACACGACGTAGTCCGGGGCGGAATGGCCGAGTTCTTGGTACATACGGGAAATCTCGCGGATATCGTGCATGTAGAGAACGAAGCGGTGGATTTTGTTCGGGATTTCGGCCTCGGCTTCGCGGTCGTGATTAGCGAGGTCGACCATGATCTCACGGATGTGTTTGAGTTCTTTCGCGATGCGTTCGAGAAGGGCCTCGGGTAGGTGTTCAGACATGGGTAACCTTATTCGTATAATACGGTGAACGTGCCCGCGTCGAACGTGTCGGTACCAGTTCGGGTGAGCCGGATGCGATCTAGCTGGGCGGA